AAAAAAATATTATCTTACGGAACGATGAAAACATTAACTTGAGAACAATATCCACGCGGCCCCCGTTATAGCTATAAATACAGCGAATAAATAAAAATCAGGAGTCATTAAAGAGCCTTACTAGAATGTTTAAGTCCCCAAGCAATCGCCCAAACCAACGCAACCAACCAAGAGACCTCAATCACGTCGGTTAAATCAACACCAACAAAGAAACCGGACGATAACCGATATTGGTCGGCCGACATTAATAGATAGGTCGTACAATCTACTTCGGTTTGAGTGGAAGAAACAGAGAGAACGCCAGCAGGTGAAGCGTCAATACAAAGAGCCATAAAAGAAACTCCAAAAAAAGGGAGAAACGCGCTTAACGAATCCCCCCTTTGTTTTTAAATCAAATTACAATGCGCGGCGCATGTATTTGAACGCTACCGCCGCAACAATGGCGACCATTGCCAAACCACCAACAGAAAGAGCGTCGGAAGCAGCATCACCCAAAGCGGTTGTAACACCAGCAGGAACGGCAGCTGATGCAGTACCGACCATTGCAATAGAACCGGCAGTAATAGCCGCTAAACGGAGTTTTAAAGTCTTTTTCATTTTGGTTATCTCATAACAAGATTGAAGATTGCCCTAATGGGCGTTAAACCCGCTCTATCTGTGCGACTTCCAGCGGGGTAATGCATTGCGTCCGATCAATCGCACCGGCTCACAAATTTATTAAGCCTAAGCTTGTGGCTTTACAACCTCAGGCACTGTGCCTTTTGGAATAAATAGAATCGTGTTATCACCGGCCGACATAATGCCGATTTCGAAACGGATTTGTTTACCCATATGCTGCTTAAACGCCGCTATGTCATGGCAGGTGAAATCCTGCAACAGTGCTCGCTTGTCGCCACTTTGCATGGCTGAGTCGCCCATAATCTGAATTTTGTCTTTACCGGCCAGCAATACGCCGGTTTCAACGCCGTCTCTACGTTCTTTTACCGGATTACTCACAAACGTGTTTATGAGCTTGCCTTCACATGTAATCATTGCCATTTTTTTAAGTCCTCATTGTTACGCCTTGCGGCTTGCGTACAGCTTCACGCCGTACAGTTATTGACAGAACTCCAAGGGGCAAAGCACCCGCGCCCGGCTACGCCGGACACAGGTGCATTCGCCAACATGGAGCTTGCTATTTTGGTGCTCACCATTGCCCACTGTTTGGTTCGGGTAATGGCTTGGGCGGCGAGCGATGCAACGCCAAAAATCAGGGTGACGTACTCAAAATACTGGTTTTGCTTGAGTTCGCCGGTTTCGTTGTCTACCAGCTGGGTTTTAACCAGGGTAATAGTCTGTTCAAGACGCTTGGCATCAACACCGCCCATAATGACAAGGTAATCAGCCCAGCGGCTTTCGTCGGCGGCTTGCCGTGCGGACTCTAATAGTTCATCGTCCAACGCTTCACGCAGTTTACGTAATTGCCGCCAAACGGTTACGGGTGCGCCGCCGATCTGTTGAAACTGTCGAATACCCCAAACGGAAGCCCATGCTTTGACGCGCTGGCCGTAAGACTGGCTTGCATTGGTGGTGTCGTGTTCGGGGTCGTCAATGGAGAAGCCGAGATTTTTACTGATATATTTGGCAATGTAGCCGGTTGCGGTTCCGGCTTCGGCGTCGATCTCTACGTATTTGAAGCGGTGCTTATCAGCGCCCGGCTCTTGGCCGTCTACTTCAAGGGCATATTTGCTGATGATTTCCCGTAACGCGTTACGATTTTCTACCTTGACGAAAAGGAGCATATGCCAGTGTGGACAGCCATCATGATGAGGTTCGGCAACTCGGAAACCGAAAGGCTTGATATCCAACCGGCCATAGGCGGCCCGAATTTTAGACCACTGCTTAACAAGGTAAATCTGCGCGTCTTTTGGGGTAAGTTCTTGGTATTTGTCGTTTAGCTTGACCCCGGAAAAGCGGTGGTAGCTGCTTGGACAGGTTAAGGTGTAGAACTCGCCGACGTAGCCGTGTTGCTGAGCATAGGCTTCAAATCCGGCCATGCGTATCATTAACTCAGCACGGCGGTTAGTTGGGTTAGCTAACGAGGATTGCACTATCGTTGCCATATCTACCATGTCCGATGCATTAGAAATCATCGATTGCGTTTTAAGAAACTCGGCGGTTTTACAGGCTTTTTTGCCGACTCTATGAACGGTCAGGTTTGAGCTGTATTTTTCCTTGTGTTTGGCTACCCTGCCCTGTCCAATCAGCTTGGATTCATCGACGCGGCCTTGCAGCCGGTCCAAGGTGCGCCGCCACCATTTGACGCATAAAAGACGGGCTTTGTAGCCCTCATCATTTTTCGCTTTTGGCTCGGGAATGCCATTGCCCACCAGATACAAGGCCAATTCGATTTTGTTATCAATAATGGGAAGCAAATTATCAATATGGTATCTAACGGATGGATTAAGCGTTGACATGATGGCCGGCCTTGAAAATCGGGAAATCGTAAAGCGGAATGTTTGATTCAGCACCGGGCTTTGGCGAGCTGGAGCGAATTTTTGATACGTTCATGACGGTGTAAAACTGGACGGACTTGCAACCGCACGCGCACATAAAACGGCGAACGTGCAAGCCGGGACCACCTAAAGACGCACTACGTGCGGCGTAGTCCTGCGGCATAATGATCTGTTTGCAGCGGTCGCAGGTTTCCATTAGTTGCCCCGGCCTAATTCGCACCATTCGCAGACACAATCGACGTGGTGTAATGTTTCGGAAGCGCCGGATAGATCGACACCGATAAAGCGGCCGTAGAGGTTTTCGGCGGCATCATGGCGGGCTTGTGGGTTTTCGACGCCGTTAAAGTATGCTTCTTCAGCGTCGAAGCCTTCCAGGTAATCGTTAAGAATCTCGGTAAGTAATTCGAGATCATCAGGGGTTAGGTCGGTAAGTTGAATGGTCATTAGTTGCAACCCTTTTTTTGATCAAAACCATCAAGTAAGTTGCCACGCTGCCCCATTGAACCGGACACCAAAGCGCGAACCTTGTTAACCCATTTTTCAGAAGGCATAACCGATGCATAATCGCGTAAATCAAGCAGATATTCTTTAAGCAATTCAATGGCGTTAGTGACACCCTGCCCCGGAAATTCAGGCGAATCGGGAAATGCATCAAAATCGTAAATACTACCATCTGTAACATTAGTGCCACCCTGCCCCGGAACTTCGGGGATATGAGCAGAATGGCGGCAAGCGTCCCCGATATTCGGATCAAGAAATTTAAGCTTATTGCTCAAATTTACGAGGTAACAGGCGTCATTGATTGTTAGCTTGTTCAATGACGAAATATAAAGACAACGCATCAACGCGTCTTGCTCAGATGGCGATAGTGTCAACGTGATGTTGCCACGCTCTATAGGTGTTTGTGCGGATTGATCTTTCATAGGCTTGCCTCTATGGTTA